GGGGTCCGCGGGCGCGAACACGGCGCTTGACGCGCTGCTCGCCGCCTACACGTGGGTCAAGCTGCACGTCGGCGCGCCCGGGGCGGCCGGAACGAGCAACGCCGCGACCGAGACGACCCGCAAACAGGCGACGTGGCGAGCGGCGAGCGGCGGCGCGAGCTCGCAATCCAACGCGCTCACCTGGACTGCCGTCGCAGGCAGTGAGGACTACACCCACTTCACGGTGTGGACCGCGAGCACGGCCGGCACGTTCGGGTTCAGCGGCACCGTCACGGCCAACGCCGTCACCGCAGGCGATACATTTACCATCGCCATCGACGATCTTGACGTCTCGTATACCCTCGCCTCATGAGCGCCAGAGGCAAGGGCGAGCTCGACCCGTCACCGTGGTACACCCGTTTCGCGGACTATCGCGACCGCGGCATCTCGATCAGCTTCGCGTTCGACGACACCACGCGCGCACTGATGGACGCCACGGTCGTCCGCGAAGACGAGTGCCTGTTCGACCGCATCCTGATCGGGGTGGGTGAGGACGGCACCCCGAACAGCACGCCGAACGTCTTCGTCTGTGGTTTCGGTGCCACGGTGATTACGGCGTTCACGCTGGCGCAGCACAGTCTCAACACGATTTTCGACGTGATGACGTCGCTCACCGCAGGCCGTCCGCCAGCGGTCTAGGGGGTAGGCCATGGCGTTCGGCGATCAAGACGCCAGCGGCCCCGTCTTCGTCAAAGCCAACGTGGCGGGCAAAAACGTCACTACCGGCAGTTTCACCCCACCGAGCGGCGCGCTGCTCATCGCGTTCGCCTGGCACGACACGGCCGGTGGCAACCTCACCAACACGTCAGTGGTCACGGACTCGCTCGGGTTGACGTGGACCAGGCGGGCAACGCGCTCGAAACAGGACGACGGCGCGGGTGCCGCCAACGGCCACATCGCGATCAGCACGGCCGTGGCCACCGGCGCGGCGATGACCGTCACGACGACCGGCACCAATACCGGCAACCCGGCTGGGCTCTACGTCCGCGTGATCCCCGGTGCGGACACCACGACACCGATGGATGCTACGCCGGTCGAGGGCACCACCAACGCCGCCGTGGTCTCGACCTCGATCGTCACGGCGACCGATGGCGCTCGATGCTTTCTGCAAGTCATCGACTGGAACGTGGCTGCGGCGATGACCGCGGGCACCGGGCAGACCTCCGTCGTGTCCGACGCCATCGGCGCATCTGACGATCGTGTGTACCTCGGCGTGACCAACGCGGTCACCTCGCCGGCCGGCTCGACAGCGCTGAGCACCGGCAGCCCGAGCACCGGCAACACGAACAACTGGATCGGCATTGCCGTCCGCCCAGCAGCGGGCGGGGGCAGCGTGTCCGGCACCGCAGCGGCCACCCTCGGCGCGCTCGCGGCCGGCGCTGCCGGTACGCACATCGTGTCCGGCACCGCCGCTGGCGCCCTCGGCGTCCTCGCTGCCACGGCCAGCAGCACACGCGCCGTCCAGGGCACCGCGGCAGCCGCACTGGGCCATACCACCGCGGCTGCCGCCGGTACGCGCACCACCGCCGGCACCGCTGCAGCCGCTCTCGGCACGTTGGCCGTGACCGTCATCGGCCGCCGTACGGTGCTGGGCGCCGCCGCCGCGCCGCTCGGCGGCGCCACCGGTCACGGTGACGCGGGTGGCGCGAAATCCGGCTCAGCTGTCGCAGCCCTCGGCGTCCTTGCTGCCACCATCGCCGGCCGCCGCACCGTGGCCGGGATTGCGGCGGCCGTGCTGCCCGGCGTGACCTCGCCGGGCAGCGGACGGCGCATCGTCGTGGGCAGTCCGCAATCCATGCTCGGAGGGCTGTCCGCGCGGGTCGTCGTCATCAGCTCGACGGCGCTCGCTGGGAACGCGCACGGCCCGTTGCCCGTGGCCCCGGGCGCGGTGACCGTGCATACTGTGAGCATCGCCGGGGCGATCACCTGAGGGGTAACCCCGATGGACTCCGGCGAGACATCTTGGAGGATCAGTGCAGAAGCCCAGCGTCGGACGCATCGTGCTGATGCCCGCGGACTGCGTCAACATGCCGGTCAACGGCGCCGAGGTGCTGCCCGCGATCATCACGCGCGTCTGGTCGGACGAGATGATCAACGTGCAGGTGTTCATCGACAGCGGGCCCACGGTGGCCAAGACGTCGGTGAAGCTCTACGACACCGCCGAGGCGGCCGAGGCAGGTCAGGCCAACGTCGATCGCGCCTACGCGCAGCTGCGCTGCTACTGGCCCCCGCGGGTCTGAGCTACGCTGATCCACAACTCAATATGATCATCCCCGTTCGGCAGATCCACCGCCGGCCGGCCAAGCAAGCAAGGGACCAGGGATGGTGTGGTATTGCACGCGGGAGTCGGTGAAGACCGCTCTCGACGAATTCGAGACTGCGCGCACCAACGCGCAGATCGACGACGCCATCGCACAGGGCGCCGTCGATATTCTCGGGCTGACCCACCGTCCCGATGGCTTCGCCCCGCTGACCGCGACCCGATACTTCGACTACCCCTCGCGCACCACCCGCGGCCCCTCGTGGCGCCTGCGCTTCGGTGAGCACCGGGCCCTGTCGCTGACCTCGGTCACCGTGTCCAACGGCGCGACCGTGCTCGCGCCCTCCGTCTACAGCCTCGAACCTGCCAACAGCGGTCCGCCGTACTCCCGCCTTGAGATCAATCTCGGTGGCCCCGGCGCGCTGAGCTCCGGCTCGACGTGGCAGCGCGCCATCGCGTGCACGGGCCTGTGGGGCTGGACCGCCGAGCGCGTGCAGGTCGCGACGCTATCCTCCACCCTCGCCGCCAGCACCACCGCCAGTGCTTCGATGACCTGGTCAACGGCGCGCTTCGGGGTGGGTGACGTGCTCTGGGTCGACGATGAGCGCATGATCATCACAGAACGCTCGTTTGTCGACAGCGCGCAGGACCTGCTCGGCGACCTCGACGACGCGTCGTCCGCGGTGAGCATCGCCGTCACGGACGGCACGGCGTTCGCCGTCGAGGAGATCATCATGGTCGGTGCCGAGCGGATGCGGATCGTCAGCATCGCGGGCAACGCCCTCGGCGTGATCCGGGCCTGGGACGGGTCGCAGCAGGCCGCGCACACCACCGGCGACAGCATCTACGCGCTGACCGGCGTCGAGCTGCAGCGCGCCGTGCTGGGCACCACCCTGGCCAGCCACAGCAGCAGCACCGCCGTCTACCGCTGGGTGCCCCCGCCGCTGCTGGCCACCTTGAACCGGGCCTACGCGCTGAACGCGCTCCTGCAGGAGCGCTCCGGCTGGGCCCGCACGGTGCAGACCTCGCAGGACACGGTGCTGGAGGTGAGCGGCCGGGGCATCCGCAAGCTGGAGGCCGACGTCGTGCAGGCCTACGGCCGGCAGATGCGGCACCGAGCGATCGTGGGGTCCTGATGCCCAATATCAGCGTGACCAAGACCGGCCCGCTCTTCGACGGGCGGATGATCAAGGATGTCGCGTTCGCGGTCGACGCCGCCGAGGAGGAGATCGCGCAACAGGGCGCGGACCATCTGCGCAACGACCTCGGCGTGCCCCCGTTCAAGGCGCCGACCGGCTGGTATGCCTCGCACATCACGAAGAAACGCATGGGCGCGTACTGGGTGATCTGGGATAGCGACGTGATCTACGGGCCGTGGCTGGCCGGTACCGGGTCACGCAACGCCACGTCGCGGTTCAAGGGGTACCGGCACTGGCAGCGCGCGATCACCTACACCTACAAGATCTCCAAGGGCATCATGCAGCGCTACATCGACCGCGCGATCGGAGGCTGAGGGTGGCCACCCCGGACATCGATCCCGGCGCCGTCCTCACCGCGCTGCTCGATCACGCGCGACTGCTCGGCCAGTTCGAGCAGTCGCGGATCACCGAATACAAGACCCCGCCACCCAACGGGCTGTGCTTCGCCGTCTGGGCCGAGACGCTCGGCTCGGCGCCGGAGGGCTCGGGGCTCGCCTCCACCAACGCCCTCGTGGTCTGCATGGCCAGGATCTACTACCCGGCGTTCGGCAAGGACGAGGCGTTGCACGAGGTGCGGATGCTCACCGCGGCGGCCGGCTACCTCGGCCGGCTGGGCGAAGATCTGACGCTCGCCGGGCTGGTGCGCAACTGGGACGTGCTGGGCCAGTCCGGTGAGCTCCCGCAGTGGACGTTCGGCCACGCAAGCATCGATAACAAGATCAGCCGGATCGGTGACCTGAGCATCCGGCTGATCCTGAATGACGTCTGGGCACAGGGGGTCTGATCATGGCGGGCAAGAGTACGGGCCTGGGCGCGGCGCTGTGGGTGGGCGGCTACGACCTCGGCGCGAGCACGAACAGTCTCTCGCGGATCGGCGGTGGCAACTCACCCCTGCCGATGACCGACATCACGCAGAGCGCCATGGCGCGGGAGGGTGGCGAGCGCGACGGCGGCATGGACATCGTGTCCTACTGGAACCCCGATGCCGGCGGCTCGCACGCGGCGTACTCACCCCTGCCGACTGCCGATGTCGTGGCCACCTACGCGGCGTACACCCCTGCCATCGGCGTGCCGTGCGTGAGCTGCGTCGGTAAGCAGCTCAACTACGACGGTGCCCGGGCGCAGGACGGGGGATTCCTGCTCAACGTCTCGGTCGTGGCCAACAGCTACGGCATTGCCTGGGGCAACCTCGCCACGGCCGGCCTGCGCACCGACACCAGCGCGCAGGCCGCGGCGGCCGTGACGGCCTACGACCAGGGCAGCGCCAGCCCCGGCGCGTTCGGCCTGGTCATGTTCGCACAACTCAAGGCCTTCACCGGCACGTCGGTCACGATCAAATTGCAGGAGAGCTCCGACAACGGCGCCGATGCTTACGCCGACGTGACCGGAGCGACGACCGGAGCGCTGACCACCGCGCCGCAGGCCGTGCGCATCGCCACGGGGGCCATCGCCGTCGAGAGGTATCTCAAGGTCGTGACCACCGGCACGTTCACCAACGCGGTGTTCGCGGTGCACGTCTACCGGCACCGGGTTGCGACGGTGTACTGATCATGTTCGGTGGCGGAGATCCTTACGCGAACATCCGGCGCATGGTGCAGGCGCCGGTGCACACCATGCGCACCTTCCAGATTGCGCAGCCCATCGCCACGCACTACCGCACGGCGACCTGCGCGGAGGTCAGCTGCAGGGCTCGCGCGGCCGGCTGGAGGATGGGCTTCGACCTGTCCGACCCCGAGCGCTTGGCCGCGGCCCGGTGGATCAGGGACCATTCCGGCCGCTCGATGACCGCCGAGGTCACCGGCGGTAAGGTGATCTTGACGTTCCCGGCCGGGCAGGACTGCTTCGAGACGCACCGCAAGCACCTCGACCGGGAGCCGTTCTACGTCGTGCGCGGCGGCGATTTCCGGGGCAACCCGGAGCGCGTGCGTGTGCTGCACAAGTCGGCCGACAGCTTTGTCGACCAGTGGGAAAATGATCTCGGGCAGCTCAACGCCGTCCGCGAGAGGGGATGATCTAGATGGCTGGTAAGTCAACGGGCCTCGCGTGGACCACGCTGAGCGTGGACAGCAGCGCCGGGTCGCCTGAGGCGATCAAGAACGACGTGCAGAGCTTCCAGTTCGCCATGCCGCGGGCCGTCCTCGACGTGACCGGCGTGGACAAGAGCGCGATCGAGCGGCTGCTCCTGCTGGCCGATTTCTCGATCACGCTGACGACGACCGCGATCAACTTCGATGCCTCACCCTCGTTCTGGGACGTCTTCCACGACGTGCCCACGACCAGCGTCGGCCGCACCACCACGCTCGTGTTCGCCAGCAAGACGCTCGCGCCGGAGGTGTTGTACACCGACTTCAGCGTGACCCGCGGGCAGGACGGCTCGCTGGGTGCCACGTGCCCCGGCGTGCTGCAGAACGGCACCGCGCCCAGCTGGGCATGATCAACTAGTGTGACGAGTGAGAGTGAGTAGCGATGGGCTGGCAGCGCAGCACGGTGACCCTAAAGTGGCCGGAGCAGCATGAACTGCACGGGCTGGAGATCGTGATGGTGCGCCAGCCGTTCGGGCAGGTCATCGACGAGTGGCTGACGCAGGGCGGGGAGCACCCAGCCGACTTTGACGATCTGACTCCGGCGCAACAGGCAGAGCGCTCGCTGCAGACGGCGACGGGCTTCGTGGCACAGATCATCTCCTGGAACCTTGAGGACCTGAGGGGCAACCCCGTGCCGGTGTCCGTAGAGGGGCTGCTCGCGAACTGCGACGGGCCGCTGATCAGTCAGATGCGCATCGCCTACGCCGAGGGAACGTCCAGGGTGGCGCCCCCTTTGTCGCAGAGCTCCGCGCCTGGGCCCGCGCCGGCGCCGGTGGACGAGTGGGACCTGGCGGGGCTGCAGGAGCTCAGCGCCTGAGCTCGCAGCTCGATGCCCTCCTCACCCTGCGGCGGCTGTGCCGGGAATACCACGCGCTGCCGTCGCAGGTCATGGCCGAGGATGCCGGGTTGCTGCTGCAGCTGCTGGAGGTCGACGTGGTGCTGCGCGAGGAAGAGGAGAGGTACCTCGCGCGTGAGCGGGCGGCGGCGACCGGCGGGGCGGCCGACCCGTTCGAGGGCTTGGAACTTGACGATCTGCCTAGGGAGGTGAGCCATGGGAGCCGGTAACTCGGTGACCATCGTGGTCGACGCGGACAACCGCGCCGGCGCTGGCCTCGCCGCCACCGCCAAGAGCGTCAAGACCGTTGGCGACGCTGCGCAGGTCGCGGACAAGCAACTCAGGGACATGGGCGCGAGGCTCGACGCCGCCGAGGTCAAAGCACGCAAGATGGCCGAGGCCGAGGAGCGCGCCGCAGACAAGACCCGGCAGCTGGCCATGCGTGCGGACGCTCTGCGGCAGCGCATCTCCGAAACCGGCGACGAGACGGGCAAGCTCAGCGCGAAGCTCGCCATCCTGGAACGTGACACCCGGCACGCGGCCAACGCCACCGACGACTACCGCCGGGCGGCCGACCGCGCCTCGGAGAACGCCCGCGAGCAGGCGCGCGCCTATGACAAGGTGGCGAACAACGCGCGCGAGGCCGCTCGCGCGGTGGCCACCCTCGGTGCCTCGGCGCTGCTCAGCCCGAACGGGAAGAGCGGCGGGGGTGGCAGCTTCCTCGGCAGCCTACTGGGCATCGGCAGCAAGGGCGCACAGGGTGGCCTGGCCGGTATCGGCGCCGGGATCAGCACGATCGGGTCGATCGGCACGGCGGCCGGGCCGTACGGCACCCTCGCCGGCATCACGGCCGGCGCCGCCGCCGCGCCGATCGTGGGCACCGTGGGCGGCGCCACCGCGGGCGGGGCGGCGCTCGCCGCGGGCGGGGCGGCTGCGGCGGGACTCGGGCTGGCCGGGGCCTGGGCGAGCGACCCCGAGAAGTACGCCGG